GTGTGTTTTGCGCGGGAGCCCGAAAAACTCGGGGAAGCGCCGTGATCGGGCCATGATGGGCGGGTAATGAGCGTGAAAGGCCGGAACGCCGCCGCGATTGAGCGGACCGTCGCGGCACTGCGTTCGGGCGGCCGGATCGAGGAGGTCGACGCCGCCACGGTGGCGTTGGCCCGCCATCTGGCGGCCGCTCTCGACGCCGTCGACCCCGTCGAGTACCCGGCCCAGGTCGCCAGCCTGGCCCGGGCCCAGCTCGGCACCCTTCGCATTCTGAGAGGAGCTGCCGTCGATGCCGACGACGACGGTCTCGCCGACCTCGTTGCTGCGCTGTCGGGCCCGATGGGCGACGCCCCGGAGTCCTGAGCGGCCGACGAGCGGCGGCCGCCTCGGCGTCCTGGCGCAGATCCTGGGATGGCCGTTGATGCCGTGGCAGGCCCAGGTGGCGAACGTGGCCGGCGAGTTGATGCCCGACACCGGCCTGCCGGCTTACCGGGAGGTTCGGGTCACCGTGCCCCGCCAGTCGGGCAAGACGACCCTGATCCTGGTCGTCGAGGTCGACCGGTCTCTGAGCTGGGGGCCGGTGCAGCGCACCCTGTACGCGGCCCAGGACCGCAACAACTCCCGGGCGAAGTGGGAGGAGCAGTGCGAGCTGTTGGGGCGTACCACGCTGCGCCGGGCGTTCATGACGCGCCGCCAGACCGGGCTGGAACGCATGGTGTGGAAGGCGACGGGGTCGACGATCGGGATCACGGCCTCGGAGGGAACCTCGGGGCACGGCCAAACCCTGGACTTGGGGATCATCGATGAGGCGTTCGCCCAACGGGACGAACGTCTGAGCCAGGCGTTCCGCCCGGCTATGCAGACCCGCCCCGCTGCTCAGATGTGGGTGGTGTCGACGATGGGGACCGAGGAGTCGACGTTCCTGCACGACCGGGTGGACGACGGTAGGGCCCGGGTGGAGTCGGGCGAGCGGCAGGGGGTGGCGTATTTCGAGTGGTCGGCGGGGGATGACGAGGACCCCGACGACCCGGCCACCTGGTGGGGTTGTATGCCGGCGTTGGGGCGCACGGTGACTGAGGCAGTGGTCCAGGCCGATCATGACGCCATGGACCCGGGGGAGTTCGCCCGGGCCTACTTGAACCGGCGGACCGGTGGCGGGCGGCCGGTGTTCGACGCCGGTACCTGGCAGGGGTGCCGCGATCTGGGATCGTCGTTCGCCGGGGTGCCGTGCTTCGCGGTGGATGTGTCGCCGGGTCCGAGCAGGGCGACGGCCATCGGCGTGGCCGGGTGGCGTCCCGATCGGCGCCCCCACGTCGAGGTCGTCGAGCACAGGGACGGCACCGACTGGGTCCCTGGGCGGCTCAGAGAACTCTCTGAGCGCTGGAATCCGTGGCCGGTGGTCGTCGACGGGTTATCGCCCGCCCATAGCCTGGTGGACGAAGTGGAGCGGCTCTCAGTGAAGACTGACACGACCACGGCCCGGGAGTACGCGGACGCCTGCGGCCAGTTCTATGACGCGGTGGTGGGCGGCAAGGTCCGTCACCTCGATCACCCGGTCCTCAACTCGGCAGTCGGCGCCGCCCGTAAACGGGTGATCGGGGATGCGTGGGTGTGGGCGCGGCGGACTGACAGCGACGTGTCGCCGTTGGTGGCGGTCACACTGGCCCGGTATGGTCTGGTCAAGGCGGGCGACGGCTCCCCGCAGATCCTGTGACCGCGCCGAATGCTGTACGTGGGCGCCGTGACGTGCGACGATATGTGTCGGTGCTCGCGCAACTACTCGGGGTCTTGGCGATGGCCGTCGGGTTCGGCATGCTCGCCGTGTGGGCCGGCCTCGTTGTCGGCGGGCTCGGTCTGGTCGTCGCCGGGACGGTCGCCGAGATCGGGGAACGCTGATGGGACTCGGCCGGGTCCTGGTCCGGTCGTCACCGAATCAGCACACGGCGGCCGGGTCGCCGCCGGGGCCGTCGGGGTTCATGGCCGGCCCCGAGCAGACGTTCAACCAGGCGCCCAAGGTGCTGCCCCAACCGTCGGAAACCACGGCCCTGTCGGTGCCGCCGTTCTGGCGGGCGTTCATGTACGTGACGGGCACGGTGGGGATGTTGCCGGTCACGGTGTACCGGGGCACCGACGCCCTTGACCCCCAACCGTCGGTGATCGTGCAACCCGACCCGAACCAGACGCCGATGGCGTTCTGGGCCGGCTGCGCGGCGTCCCTGACCCTGTACGGCAACAGTGTCTGTCTGATCACCTCGACTGACCGGTCGGGGTGGCCGCTCACCTTGAAACCGATTCACCCCACCCTGGCCGCGGTCCGGTTCACCGGGAACCCGATGGCCCCGACCATTCAGACTTGGTACGTGGCCGGGCAGATGTACGACCCGTCTGAGATCTGGCACGTCAAGTCGCATCTGGCCCGGGCCGGGTGGCCGCTCGGCCGCGGGCTGATCGACATGGAGTCCGACGCCATCGCCACCGAGATCGCCCTGCAGGGCTACTCGGCCAGCTATTTCAACTCCGGGGGGATGCCGTCGGGAATCCTCAAGGTGCACCGCCCCGAGATCACCCAAACCCAGGCCGACGAACTCAAGTCGAACTGGCTGGCCAAGTTCTCGGGGGCGCCGACCCCCGCCGTGCTCAACGAGCTGACCGACTTCACCCCCGTCGCCTACAAACCGATCGACTCCCAGATGATCGAGTCCCGCCAGTTCGGCCTGATCGAGGTGGCCAACATGTGGGGAATCCCGGCGTCCAAGCTCGGCGCCTCGGTGGGCGGCGGAACCTACAAGAACGCCGAAATGGAAGAAGTCCAGGCCCGCAACGACGCCATCATGCCGTGGACGTCGCTCCTCGAGCAGGCCGGGTCGTTGGAGCTGGTGCCCCGCGGCCAGCGGCTGATCTGGGATCTATCCGCCGCCCTGCGCACCGATACCCTATCCCAATACCAGGCCTACCAGGCCGCTTTGGGCGGCCCCGGCCCGCAGTCGGCGTGGATGCTGGTCGACGAGATCCGGGCCAAGGAGAACCTGGACCCCATCGCCGATGTCGAGGCCGAGATCGCCGCGTCGTCGCCGAACACCCCGGCGCCTGACGCCACCCCCCCGGCGGTGGCGGGCGGCCCACCGGCGGCCAACGTGTTCCCCATGACCCCACCGGCGGCGCCGTTGCCGGCCATGCAGGAACAGATGAAGCAGGGGGGCGCCTGATGGCCGAATGGTCGACTGCCTACGTCAACGATCTGCCCGACTCGGCGTTCCTGCTCATCGCCCCCGGCGGCACCAAAACCGGGGGGCGGACCGACGGCGCTCACCGGTTCTTCCCGGTCTACGACGCGGACGGGAAACTGGACGAACCGCACCTGGCCAACGCCCTGGCCCGCATCCCCCAGGCGTCGAAGTTGACCCCGGCGCAGCGGGCCACGGCCATGGGCAAGGCGAAGGATCTGGCGAGGAGGACCAACGTGTCGGGACCGAAAGGCGAGTACTCGGGCAAGGCCGGGTCGGGCCGATCGACCAAGCCGGTCGAGATGCTGACCCGCAGCTTTCAGGTGGTCATGGAGCTGCGCTCGGACGGCGATGGGCGCACCGTGCACGGCCGGGCCGTGCCCTACGACCAGACCGCCGAGATCGGCGGCGGCGGCCGGGAACGGTTCGTCATGGGGGCCTTCGCCCGCCAGATCTCGGCGGGCAACGTCGGGGCCGTAAAGCTTCACTCGTCGCACTCCTCCCGGCTGTCGGGCGAGTTCCCGGTCGGCAAAACCGTGCACCTTTCCGAGCAACCCGACGGGCTGCACGGGGCGTGGCAGATCTACGACACCGCCCGGGGCGACGAAGCGTTACAGCTGGTCCGCACCGGGGAGGTGACCGGACTGTCCATCGGGTTCAAGGCGTCGCCCGACGGCACCCGGCGGGGAACGGACGGCGCCTACGAACGTTACGCCGCCCACCTCGACCACGTCGTGCTGACCGGCGAACCGGCCTATGCCGGGGCGCAGGTCACCGCCATACGTTCTGCCGGTCACCCCATCGGCGGGTACCGAACCGAACTCATCCGCGCCCGCCACATCATCGACCAAGTATTGTCCTCGTAGCGGTCGAACCATCGGGAACCGAACCCCGCTAGGCGGGAACCGGGCAGGGGTGAACCGACCAGGGCTCCAGAGTCCTGTGTTGCGCGCCCTGCGACCCCCGATTCCCTGCGAGGTTCCCGAAATGCCGAACCGTCTCATGCAACGCCTGGCCGGCGACTACCAGACCCTGGTCGACCAGTACGAAGCCATCTTGAACCGCTGCGCCGACGAGGGCCGCGACCCCACCGACGAGGAGGCCGGTTTGCTCGACGGGCTCCGCTCCGAGATGCAACCGCTCGGTTCCCGTCTCGTCGAGCTGCGCGAAACCGACGACCGCCGCTACGCCGCGGTGCGGGCCATGTCCGACGCCCCCGACCTGCCCGAAACCCGCACGACCGGCCCGCTCGTCCATGTCCGCTCCGAACCCGAGATTTACCGCCGCGACCTGCCCGACGGGCAGCGCCGCTCGTTCTTCCGGGACCTCCTCCACGCCCAGCTGGACAACGACACCGAGTGCCGGTCCATGCTTGAGCGCCACTCCATGATGACCCGGGCGGCGGGCACGACAACCACCGGCGCCGGTGTCGTCCCCCCGACGTGGCTGTTCGAGGAGTTCGCCATTATCGCCCACGGCGCCCGACCGTGGGCCGACAGCCTGCGCCGCGTCGGGATCACCGACGCCAACCCGGTCAACATCGGCATTCAGCAGTCGCCCGGCGCCGTGGTCGGCGTCCAGGCGTCGGAGAACGCGGTCCCCGCGGATGGCAACTTCAACGCCAACCTGCTGACCACCTCACCGAAGACCTATACCGGCAAGGTCGACGTGTCCCGCCAACTGGTCGACGGGTCCAACCCGGCGGTCGACGGGATCATCTTCGCCGACGTGATGGGCGCCTACAACGAGCAGATCGAGTCGGCGGTCGTGACCGCCTTCGAGGGTGCCGCCTCCTACGCGGCGACGATCACCTATCCGGGCACCGCCCCCGCGTACACCCTGATCACTGACTGTTTCATCGACGCCGGGGCGTCGATCCGCAAGCATCGCAAAGCCCCACCCCGGGTGGTGTTGTGTTCTGAGGGGGCGTGGGCATTCATCGCCAAGGAGAAAGACACCGCCGGGCGGCCGGTGGTCGTCACCGGCTACCACGGACCCATGAACGCCTACGGGCTCGGCGAAGCCATCACCTACGGCCAGGTAGCCGGGGAGGTGAACGGCCTGTCGGTGATCCCGACGTGGGCGCAGACCGTCGATAACCACATTTTCGTGGCGAAGGTCGACGACTGCCTGCTACTCGAATCCTCGACGTTCAACTTCCGTTACGAGGAGGTGCTCGGCCCCGAAACGATCCGGCTCGGAGTGTGGGGCTACGCCGCCCCGGTGGTCGGCCGTTACGCCATGGCGATCGCCAAGATCGACGCCGGGACCACGATCCCCGCCCCGCAGGAAACCGAGGCTGAGACGGCGCCGCCTAACGGCGGGAAGTCGAAGTAAAGGGGGGTTCGGGCGGTGGCGGCGGACTGGCCGACGGTCACCGATGTGGAGCTGTTGCTCCGCATCGGTGCCAATCCCGACGACGACCAGGTCGTCGCCACCGACCTGGCCGCAGCTATCGCCTGGGTGTCGGGGCGTTGCTCGCCGCAGTACGTCGACCCCGACGACCCGGCCACCGAGTTCCTCCCCGACCCGCTGTGGACCGTCACCCAGCACGAAGCGGCCCGCCTGTACCGCCGCCGCGACTCCGTGGACGGCACCGTCGGGTGGGGCGATATGGGCATCGTGCGGATCGGGCCGAAAGACCCCGACATCGAAACGATGATCGCCCAGTACCTGGCCCTGGTCGTCGGGTGACCTGGAACCGCCAGAGCGTGGCCGACGCCCTCGTCACCATTCTCGGTGCCGCCAACCCCGGCGTCGAGCTGCACGACAGCCCGCCCATGACCCTCAACCCGATGTGTGTGGTGGTGATGCGCCCCCAGGTCGTCGCCTACGGCCTCGCCGGGATGGGGATCGATCAGGCCACCCTGCCCGTCGCCATCGTCGGCGGGACCGAGTCCGAGGACCTGATCGACCAGATCAAAGACGCCTGCCGCAAAGCCGTCGACGCCGACCACTCGTTGGGCGGGGTCGTCACCTCGTGTGTCTGCGACCAGGAGCGGAACTGGCGGAACGTGACCGGCGCCGGCGGCGTGCAGCTGCTCTACGTCGAACTGGTTTTAGAGATCCGAATGTGAAAGGAAACCGCTGATGAGTGATGCCGATGTCCTAGACGCCCCGGTCCTGTTGGCCGACCCGTTGCCGCCCTCCGCCACCGCGCTGGTCATGACCGATGGGTACGTCGAGATCAACGGGGTCAACCTGCGCTGCCTCGGCCTGCATTTCGAGGTCAACCCGGAGAACAAGCCGATCGACGTCACGACGTTCTGCGGCATCCAGGAGTACCCGGGGCCGGTCAAGTGGCACTTCATCGCCAAGTTCGCCCAGTCGTTCGATCCGGGGGCGACCGACGCCACCCTGCGGGCGGCGGTGACCGCTTACCAGACGTCAAACACCCCGGCGGTGTTCAAGGTCCGAGGCCACTCCTCCCAGCCCGTCAGCGCCACCAACCCCAGCTTCTCGGGGTACATGACCCCCCAGCCGTACCGGTACATCGGCGGCGACGCCGGCGCCCTGTCCGAAGTCGACATCGACTGGGTCCTCACCGGGCCGCCGACGGTCGACACCGGGGCCGTCACCGCGACGGGCGCGACAGCGGGGGCGCCCGGGTTCTACACCCCGTCGGGGGCGTCGGTGCCGGCCAACCTGGCCGCCCTGTCCGGGGTGACCGCCACCCCCACCGCGGCGTGGGCTACCGGCCAGTACGTCATCACCGCCGACCTGCTGGCCAACCACTGGTCCGGGTCGGCGTGGGTGACCGGGAAGGCGTGATGCCCGCCGCCACTGTGACGATGGTCGGGGTGGCCGCCCTGGGCCGCGACTGGGCCCGCCTGTGGGCCAACGGCGGGCCGGTCGACAAGGCGATGGCGGCGGCCGGGGTCGCCGCTGTCGCCCCCATCGCCTCGCTGACCCGCTCCGCCGTCCCCCAGAACTCGGGCCGCTTGGCCGCCACGGTGCGGACCCGCCCTTTGCGGACCGGCGGGGAGGTCGACATGGGCGACTCGGGGACCCGTTACGCCGGGTGGATCGAGTTCGGCGGTCACCGCCGGGCCCCGCACGAGTCGTACCGCGACTACGACTCCCGGGGCCGGTTCCTGTTCCCCTCCGGGCTCGCCGCCCTGTCCGACACCATCGTCACCCGGGACTACACCGCGGCGATCCAGAAAGGCTTCGACGTGTACGGCTGGACGAACCCCGACACCGCCCCGGCCGACAGTGTCCATGACTGACCTCGACAGCGGGCTCGGCCCGCTCCCCGAACGGATCACGGTGACCCGGGCCATGCTGCAACGGGTATTACCGCCCCAACGGCTACAGGACGAGGTCGCCAAGCTTGATGGCCGCCCCTACAAGGAGGTCTACGAGGCCCAGCCGATCCGCGTCGAAGCGTTCCGGGTCCTGGTGCGGGAATGGCCGCTGCGGGACCCCACGTCGCTGTGGCTGCACGCCTACGACGTCGAGGTCGAAATCCTTGAAGACGACCCTACGAACGGCAGCTCGCCGACTCCCGCGCTGCTTTCTGCCGTTACTGGCGGTGCCTCCCCCGCGACATCGACGAGCTGAGCGACGTGGACCTGGCGGCCATGGTCCGGCTCATGCAACGGGAGGCGGCCGAAATCCAGCGGGCAGCCAACAGGCGGCGGTAGATGGCCGGCCCGTCCATCGCCGCCCGGGTCACCGCTGACACCACCCCGGCCGCTAAAGCGCTCGGCGACGTCGCCGACAAGGGCGCCTCGGCCGCCTCGAAACTGCACTCGGCGTTCGGTGACGCCCTCGGCGCCCTCAACCAATCCGGGGTGCTCGGCCCGTTCGGCGACGCCCTCGAAGGGGTCAACAAGGCCATCGGTGTCATCGTCGAGCACGCCCACGAGATCGGCCCGGCCATGCTCGGCGTGGGGACCGCGGTGGCCGGGATCGGCGCCGGGCTCACCGCTTTGGGCTCGAAGGACCAGGCCGCCCACTCCCAGCTCCAGGCCGCGGTGCAGGCCACCGGGAAGGACTACGACGATTACGCCGACCAGGTCGACGCCGCCATCAAGAAGCAGGAGAACTTCGGGCACTCGGCGTCTGACACCCAAAACGCTCTCCAGGTCCTTACCCAAGCCACCGGCGACCCGACCAAAGCGTTGCAATACCTGGGCACCGCCTCGGACCTCGCCGCCGCGAAACACGAATCCCTGGGCACCGCCGCCACCCAGCTCGGCAAGGCCTACAACGGGTCGACCAAGCTCCTAAAAGAGTTCGGCGACACGGGTGAAAAGGCGGTCGACACCACCTCCAAGGTTGAGGCGGCGACCAAAGCGGCCACCACCGCGGACGAGGCAGCCGACAAAGCCAAACAGCATCTCGCCGACGTCCACGCCGAACTGGCCGGCAAAACGACGCTAACCACCGCCCAGACGATCGAGCTGCGCGACGCCCAGCAGAAGGTGACCGACACCTCGGCGAAGGCGGCCGACGCCCACAAGAAACTGGCCGACACCCAGTCGATCGTGGTCAACAAGACCGAGGCGGCGTCGGACAACATGGACGTGCTGACCAACAAGCTCAAAGGGCAAGCATCGGCCGCGGCGGACACCTTCACCGGGAAACTCGACGCCATGAAAACCCGGTTCGAGGATTCCGCCGCCCAGCTCGGCCAGAAGTACGGGCCGGCGCTCACCGCCGTCGGGTCCGGCCTGGCCGGCGTCGGCGCCGCCATCCAGGTCGTCACCGCCCTGCACTTGGCGTCGGTGGCCGGCTGGTTGGCCGACGCCGCCGCCGCCGCGGCCGCCGCGGTGGCCGAAAACCTGGCTTTGCTCGGCATCCCCGTCCTGATCGCCGCGGTGGTCGCCGGTATCGCCTGGATGGTGACCCACTGGCAGCAGGTCAAAGACGCGGTGATGGACGCCTACAACTGGATCGTCGCCAACTGGCCGTACCTGCTCGGGGTCCTCACCGGGCCGTTCGGCCTGGCCGCCGCCCTCATCTACAAGCACTGGTCCGATGTCAAGGGCTGGGCTCAGGACGCGTTCAACTTCATTGTCGGGGTGTGGAACGGGCTCGTCGGGTTCTTCACCGGCCTCCCCGGCCGGATGGCCGGGATTTTCGATCACATGTGGGACGGGATCGGCTCGGCGTTCAAGGGCGCCATTAACGAGGTCATCCGGGCGTGGAACAGCCTCAAGTTCACCACCCCCCACGTCAAGGTGTTCGGCGTGGACACCCCGTCGGTGACCATCGGCGTCCCCCAGATCCCCACCCTGGCCCAGGGCGGCCTGATGACCTCCGACGGGCTGGTCTACGCCCACGCCGGGGAGGTCATCTCCCCCGCCCCGCCCGGCGCCGGGCGGGGTCTGCACATCGAAAACGCCACCTTCAACAGCGCGGTCGACGTCGACATGCTGTCCAAGCGGCTCGAATTCGCCATCAACGCCGGGGTCCACGTATGACCTACTGCACGTCGCCGGCCACGCTGCGCCTGGAGCTGCTCGACACGCTCGGCAACGTGGTCGACAGCTTGGACCTGATGGACGAAACCAACGGCTACCGGGTGGCGTCGCTCGACGTCGCCTTCCCCACCGTGCGGGCGGTGGTCGCCGCCCTGCCAACGAGGGACGGCGACTACGACACCACCGCCCTGTTCGGCCCCCGGGTGGTGACCATCGCCGGGTCGCTCATCCCGTCGGCGGCCGGGACCCGCCAGGCCGCCCTGGCCGCCCTGGCCCACTGGTGCCAACCCCGGCTGCGGCCGAGGCTGGTCTACGCCGTCGACGCCGGCATGCCCCCCCTGGCCCTCGGCCTGCGCGGCGACCAGATGACCGCTATCTACGACAACCCGGCCGTCTCCGCCTTCCAGGTGTCGTGGGTGGCGCCCGACCCGGTGTCCTACTCCCTCGACGTCGACCAGATCACCGTGCAACCCCAGCAGACCTCCGCCCTCGCCGGGCGGGCCTACCCGCTGACCTTCCCGCGCACCTACCCCGCGGCGGGGCCGGGCGGCTCCGGGCAGGGCAGCATCCAAAATGACGGCGACTACCCAACCTGGCCGACGTTTCGGTTCTACGGGCCGTGCACCGGCCCGGCCGTCTACTGGGTGAACCCGACCGGCGGGGCGGTCGTGTTCACCACCGCCCTGTCCGTGGCCACCGGCGACTACCTGGAGGTCGACACCTTCGCCCAAACGGCGCTGATCAACGGGCTGACCGGCGCCTCCCGGTACTCGTATCTCGATTTCACCCAGACGGTATGGCAGCCGGCCTACGCCGGGATCACCGTCATCCGGTTCGCCCCCGCCACGTTCTCCGCGCCCTGCCAGCTCGTCGCCCTGTGGAACGACGCCTCCATCTAAGAAAGGGTCAGCCATGACCGACGTTGAACCGCTGGCCGCCGCCGACTACGACGCCCCGCTGTGGTTGCAGGCGCTCACCTACCCGGGCGGCGTCGACCGCGACCTGATCGACGCCGTGTTCACCGCCGCCGGGGTCATCGGCTCCGGCGACCTCCTGGTCGCCCCCCGGGGGGCGGGGCCGAACATGAGCGTGGATATCGCCCCCGGCAAAGTGGTGGTGGCCGGCACCGACGTGGCCGGGCAAGGCAAATACCTGGGCCGGGTCAAAAACACCATCAACGTGCCCATCTCCGCCGCCCCCGCCGCCGGGCTGACCCGCATCGACCTGATCCACGCCCACATCGCCGACGCCACCGTGATCGGCGGCACCCTCAACTCCCTGACCGTCGAAACCCCGGTGGTCGGTACCGCCGCGTCGTCGGGCTGGGTGGCCCCACCGACCCCGGCGTCGTCGACCCCGCTGGCCCAGATCACCGTGGCCTCCGGGACCGCGGCCATCTCGGCGGCCATGATCACCGACGTCCGCCACTGGCTCTTCGCCTCGACCGCAACCCTCGTCCAGTCCGGCTCGGCGGTGGCCACCACCGACGCCAGCGGCTACCCGCCCCGCGTCCTGTACCCCACCCCGTACCGGGCCGGCACCATCCCGGCGGTGGTCGTCATGTCCGGCGACCTGAACAACTGGATCGGTTACGCCGCCATGTACGTCCCCGGCACCGATAACGCCGGGTTTCAGTTCTTCCCCTACGGCGCCAACGGCCAGGGCCTCGCCAACCGGCCGCTGCGTTACAACTGGATCGCCCAAGGCCAGCTCTGAAAATGGCCGCCCCGCAGTGGTCGTTCTACCTGGCCCGACCGTCGGGCCCGAACATCGGGGCGGCCACCGCGGCGACCACCCGGAAACTGTCGTGGTATCTCGACGCCGCCGCCGTCTGCGCGTTCACCATGCCCGGCGCCCACCCCCAAACCGCCCAGATCGACGAGCTGGCCGTCGACGTCCTGTGCTCCCGTGACGGGGTGAACCTGTTCCGGGGCCGCGTCGGCGGCTCGAACGACACGCTGACCGCCGACGCCGACACCACCGCGTTCACCGCCACCGACTACCGGGGGGTGCTGGCCCGGCGGATCATGTGGACCGACGCCGATCGCTCGTTCCGTCAAGCCGACCAGGCCGACATCGCCTGGCAGTTCATCGCTGACACCCAGGCCGAGGCCGGCGGGAACCTCGGCATCGTGCGGGGGGCGGCGCCGGCCACCGGGGTGCTGCGGGACCGGGACTACAACCCGGGCCAGAACGTGGCCGACGCGCTCACCAATCTCGGTGACTGCCTGAACGGTTTCGACTGGGAGATCGACGCCAACCGCAACTTCAACCTCTTCTACCCCCAGAGGGGCCGCCAAACCGGCCTCGTCCTCGCCTACGGGCGAGACATCGTCGAGGTGCACCGCACCATCGACCCGACCCGTTTCGCCAACGCCGTGTTCTACACCGGGGCCAATACCACCACCCCGGTGGAGACGGCGGTGACCTCCTTCGATCCCGATATCGGGCGGTGGGACGAACAGAAATCCGATCCGAGCGTCGTCCTCCAACAAACCGTGACCGACCAGGCCGACGGCGAGCTCGACGCCGCCTCGGTGTTCGACCCGTCCTTCAGCGTCACCCTGGCCGCCGGGTCGTGGGACCCCACCACCCTGTGGGTGGGCGACACCGCTCAGCTGATCATCCAGGCCGGGCGGCTCAACGTCAACATGTCCCGGCGCATCATCCAGATCGACGTCACCTTGGACGACGACGGCGGCGAAACCGTGGTCCTGTCGGTGGCCGACGCCGTCCCCGTGCTCACCAACCGGCTCACGTCGTATAACACCCGGCTCAACACTGTCGAACGGGCGCTCGGCTACATCCCCGACGCCCCCGTCGGGGCCATGTTCGACTGGCCCGGCTCCAGCCTGCCGCAGCTGTTCGCTTGGGCCGACGGGTCCGCCCTGTCCCGGGCCGCCTACCCCGACCTGTTCGCGGTGATCGGCACCACCTTCGGGCCGGGGGACGGGTCGACCACGTTCAACCTGCCCGACTGTCGGGGCCGCATGACCGTCGCCGCCGGGACCAGCGGCGGGCTCACCGACCGGGTCGCCGGGTCGATCGGCGGCGCCGAAACCGTCTCACTGTCCGGCACCCAAACCGGTACCCACGCCCACGCCATCGCCTCGGTCGCCACCGGTAACGACACCCCCGACCACGGCCACAGCTTCAGCGTAACGTCCGGCAACCCCAACCAATCCCACACCCACCAGTACAACGGCTACGCCTTCATCGGCCTGACCCAAGGCGGCTACGGGGTCAACACCGTCGTCGGCACCCAGGCCAACACCAGCACCGAAAGCGTCGAGCACACCCATGTGGTTTCCGGCGCCACCGCCGGCGCCTCCGCCGCCCACCACCATGTGCAACCGGCCGCCAACACCGACACCGGCGGCACCGTCGGCGCCGCCCACGAAAACATGCCGCCGTGGATCGCGATCGGCAAGGTCATCAAAGTCCTGTCCGCCCAGAGCGCCTAGGAGCCGCCGTGGAGTACATCGAATCGGGGGAGGATCCCGTTACCGGGCTGCTCCCCAACCTGGCCCAGTTGCGGGCCATGACCCCCGCCCACCGCCGCGAGCTCGGGGACCTGACCGCAGATTGGGAAGGACCGATGATCGAGGCGTGGCGGAACGACCTCGCCGCCCTCGACGACGACGAGGCGGGCTGGTGACACTAGTGACGAACCCGCTTCGCCTCCCGTATGGCCATACAGGCCCGACACATCCGACTAGCTGGCGCCCCGGGCGGCCGGTACGTGTTGGCGTCGTCGTAGGGATGCCCGGCGGGGCAGTGAGTCTTATTGGCATTCATCGTCGACGGCACGAACCGGCTGCGCCGATTGTTCTCCCTGTGGGTCACGAGCGCCATGTGGCGGACGTTGACGCAGCCCCGCACCTCGCAGAGGTGGTCGATCTCCAGGCCGTCGGGGATCGGCCCGCGTTCAAGTTCCCACGCCAGCCGATGGACATAGACCCGTGTGCCGCGCCCGCCGCGGCTAGTGACGCCATAGCCATTCCCGTTGGTGGCACCAAGCCACAACCAACAGTCATTCGGTCCACCCGTTCGGACCCGGCGCCACAACCGCACATCAGCCGGTGTCGGCGGTTTGCCTGTAGGTCGACACAACGGGCAGAGGCGACGACCATCGACGCTCCGGGGCGTGTCGTCGGTATATGGATGCCCGTTCTTGCAGGTCGTGACGGACTCGGCCCAGCTCTTACGTCCCAAGAAGGAGTCCCCTAAGTATGGCCCTCAACAGAGTGTGGATTCCAAGCCCGAACTATAATTCACGAAGCGGGAGTGCTGTAAGAATTATAGTCGTCCACACCGCCGAGGGAGCTCTCACTTATCAGTCGTTGGGAAACTACTTCGCGTCGCCGTCCTCGGGGGTGAGCTCGCATACCGGGATCGATGACACCCCGAACACGGTGGGCGAGTACGTGAACCGGGGCAACAAGGCGTGGACGCAGGGCAACGCCAACCCCTACTCCGTGGCCACCGAGCTGTGCGCCTTCGCCGCCTGGACGCCGGCCGACTGGGCCGCCCACCCGACCATGCTCGACAACTGCCGGCAATGGATCGCCGAGGAGGCCGCCGCCTTCGGGATCCCGGTGCGGAAACTGTCGGCCGCCGAAGCCCAATCCGGGGTGGCCGGGGTATGCGGCCACGTCGACCTCGGCGCCTCCGGCGGCGGGCATTGGGACCCGGGCCCGTCGTTCCCCTGGGACCGTGTCCTCTACGGCAGCCCAGTCCCCGAACCCCCCGAGGAGGAACCGACCATGAAAGTGATCGTCAAGTCCGACGGCCGCCAGTACATCACCGACGGCGTCACCAAACGCTACATAGGCGAACCGACCACGGAGCTGCCCGACCTGCTCACAATGTGCGGCCAAACCTCGGCGATGCCCCTCGCCGACTACACCATCGACCGGATGCCCGAAATCCTGCCGGTGGGGGTGGGGCAAGAGGAATCGACCAAGGTCGACCTGGAGAACATCGACAGAGGAGCCCAGCAGTGACCGAAACCCAGGCGTGGTGGATCATCGCCGAGGTCGGCGTGATCGCCCTCATCACCCTGCTCACCTTCCTCCTCGCCCGCCGCCCCTAGATGCCCTGGCGGGTCAAACGCCTGCTCTGGCTGATGGCCTGCGGGTTCGGGGTCCTCGCCCTGGCCATCGTCGTCCTCGTCCGCGACCGCTCCACCGACACCGAGCTACTCGCCTACATCGGCATCCTCGGCGGGATCGCCATCATCCTCACCAACCTGCCCACCAACGGCAACCACGACGACCACGATTGAACTGCGTCTGTCCTGGCGAGCGCCGTTGCCCCCGGCGCCCGGGACAGACGTGCCAACAATCAGCCGTAGTGGCGGCCTTCCATGATCTCGGCCAGATGCTCCAGATCCAACCCCTGCACGTAGACCTGCGTCGTCTGTAGGGACTGGTGGCCGAGCATCTGCTGCACCCCGAGCACGTCGTGGTGGGCCTCGTAGACGTCGGTCGCCGCCGTGTGGCGAAGGGCGTGGGTCGACATCCCGTCGCCGGGGGCGTGCTTGACCCCGGCCCGTTCCATGGCCGCCGCCACCCATCGCCCCAACGTCTCGGGCAGTACCGGCTCACCGTTGCGCTGGTTCGACGGGAAGACCCACCCGGCGTGGTGGCCGCTCTCCAGCTGCCACGCCCGCAAATACGGGATGACCTGCGACGGAATAGTGACAGCCCGCTCATGGCCGCCCTTGCCTTTTACAAGTACTTTCGGGGTGGCGGCGAAGAATACGTCCCCCCATTGCAGGTTCGACATTTCGGCTCGCCGTAAACCCATTTGTACACCGAGCATCATCACCAGCTCGTCGCGGGTGCCGTCACACTGCAATAGGCACTCTTTGACCTGGACCTCGTCGAGGGCCCGGTGCACCGCCCGCGGCACCTTCGGAGCCTTCATCGAGCGCATCGGGTTGGAGCGCAGATGGTGACTAGCGACCAGCCAGTCGAGAAATTTCATGGCCACGGACCACCGGGTCCGCCGGGTCCCCGGGGCGAGCTGGGACATCGATTCGAGCCAGTCCTCGATATGGCGTTGCCGAATCTTGGCGGCGTGGCGGGGCATGTATTCGACGAAGCCGTCGAGGACCTGGCCCTGGGTGCGGGCCGTCAAGGGTCGTATCTCGCCCGTACGGTGGCGAGATTTGATCCAATCCGCCTTCAATCCCCTGACAGTTGCCGTAGCTAAGGGGTTTATCCCATCCTCGGGGTCTTGTAAAGGGGGGTTGCCACTGGATGTGGCTGTGTGAAGATGAACTGCGCGATGGGGGAAGTGCAGTAAGTCACCCATTAGGCTGCCGAATATGCCCTCTGACCTGCGCAGATCGCAGTACATCTTGAACGTGATCTGATTTCCTCCTCATCACCGTCTGTGCCGACGAGCCAGAGCAGGGGGACGCCGCAGCGCAAGGCCCATAGACGGATAAGCGAGAGATTCAGGCGGCCCACCCGGTCGGTTTCGTAGCTCCGAAGCGTGTTCCGATGGGTGCCCAGTTCGGCGGCTAGTTGATCCCGAGTGAGTCCGGCCGCCCGGCGTGCTTTCCCCAGCCGGTCGCCCATCGTCCACTCTGGGATGTCGCCCTTATTCCAGTCGAACACCGATGACATGTGCACAAGTCTATGCACGGTCGAGTGGAAGAGGGGTGATTCATCAGGTATTGACAGAATCTTGTGCGTTTGCACAAGATGCGAGCCATGGACCTCCTCACCACGCGCCAGGTCGCTGAGACCCTTGTCCCACCGGTCGACGTTTCGACCATCTCCCGGTGGGTCCAGCTCGGCAAGATGACCGCGGCGGTCCGCCTGCCTGGAAGCGGGCAGATGCTCTTCGAGCCGGCCGAGGTCGAGCGGGTCGCCGCCGACTGGGCAGCATCCCAGCATTGCCGGGCGTCATGACCCGCCAGTGCCAGCACTGCCGGCACCGGTTCACCCCACGCGAGGGCGGCCCTGGCCGGCTCCAACGCTTTTGCTCGGTCAAGTGTCAGAAGGCGGCGGCCCGGCAGCGGGCCCGGCAGCCCGCCTACTTCATGAGCAAGACGCCCGAATGGGCGACCCCTCAGGACCTCTTCAACCGGCTCGATGCCACCTATGGCTTCGACCTCGACGTGTGCGCCACGGCGGAGAACGCCAAGTGCCCTCGTTTCTTCACCAAGGCTGACGACGCCCTACTCCAGCCATGGGACGGCACCTGCTGGATGAACCCGCCCTACGGCCGAGAGATCGGCTACTGGGTCGCCAAGGCTTATGACAGCGCCCGGGCTGGGGCCACCGTGGTCTGTCTGCTCCCGGTGCGGACCGATACGGTCTGGTGGCAACGGTTCATCGAACCCCATGCCGCGGTCGAATTCCTCAAGGGCCGGGTTCGGTTTGGAGGTGCTCCGACGGGTGCCCCGTTCCCATCCTGCGTGGCCATATTTCCACCCCATTTAGCACCCCATTCGAGGCGACCGGAAATAGGGGTGGAAATAGACGCTGACGGTGAGTTGGCGTGAGCACCGCCCCGACCCCTGACGGGCCGTCGACGCGGTGGAAGGCCGACCCCACCGTCTTCGCTCTCGACGGTCAGCACTACCGAGTCATGCCGGGCAAGAAGGCCCGCGACGACCTCCGCATCGACTGGGCCACAACCAACGGGTGGGCGGCGGTCCGCATGGTCACGGTGTTCATGCTCGCCGACTTCTTCTACGAGAACGAGGACTACCTCTTCCCAGTCGGCCGCTACCGCGGTGGCGCCATGTTCCTCGACGCCGTGAGAGACGCCTGCCTCAACGGGTGGACCGGCGCCGACGAACGCCTCGAGGAGCAGAAGCGAGCGAAAGAGAGGACTGTGAATGGCACGACCTAAGCAGGGACCGATCGAGGGATTCCCCCCGCCCACCCATGTCACTTTCACCGGGACCGGTGCCTACCTTGACGGCCTGGTCCTGGACCTCGACCAGCTGGTGACCGTCACCATCAAAGGCACCGTGGTCATGGTCGGCACCGAGGCCGCCCCCGACGAGGGGACACGCCCCGTCGTCAAGATCCACGCCGACATGGTCACCATGGCATGAGCACCGCGCTGGCGCCGACCGGGATCGACCGCGTCGACCTGGCGACCCGCACCTGGCAAGCGTCGTCGTTGCTGCCCGCCCATTTCCGCAACACCGACGGCTCGGTCAAAGTCGCCGACCTCCAGATCGCGTCGCTCACCCTCAACGCCCTCGACATCGACCCGGTCCGCAACCTGCCCGACGTGTACGTCGTTAACGGCCGGTGCGGGTTGATGGCCGAAGTCCAACGGGCTATCGCGGCCCGGGACGGCTGGGAGCTCGAGCTCGTCGAAGCGACCCCGATGTCGGCGACGTGGCGGATCCGCCGCCCCGGTGGCCAGTGGAAACTCGCCACCGTCACCATGGCCCAGGCCGTCAAGGCGGGCTGGACCCGCAACAAGTGCTACGAGACCATGCCGGAACGGATGCTGTCGGCTCGGGCCTGCACGCTGGCCGTGTCGCTCAACGCCCCCGGGATCCTGCGCGGCATGGCCGACGCCGTCACCGAGCTCGACATGGCCATACCGGCCGAGGGCGACGGGAAACCGACCACCGATGAGCGGGCATTCCTGCGGGCCTGTATCGACCGGTTCGGCGACGGCGCCCGGGCGTGGCTGTTCGGGGTGGCCAAATCCGACGAGCTCCCCAACATCGACGGGCCCCGCTTCACCCTCGCCGACCGCGACCGCCTGGCCTGGCATCTCCTCAACGCCCAGCAGATCACCGAGCCCGGCGCCGCCCCCGCCGCGCCCGACGAGGGCGACGCCGCCGAACCGGTACCCGCCGACGTCCACGACGACACCGAACCGGCATGAGCGACGCCCTGATCGCCGACGCCGCCCTTATCGACATCGGCTGGTCGGTGTGGTCGGCCAGCATCGTCGACGCCAACGGCGAACCGGTCGGCGGAGTGGTGTGCGGCCACGAACGCCACCCCGCCGCCGACCCCGAAACCGGCGAGATCGTCGATCGGGTCTACTACCGGGTCCGGTCGCCCTACGGCGGGCCGCAGGCGGCCATATCTGACCGGGTCATCGCCGGCGATGACATCAACGTGCCTGATGGGATCGAACCGGTGAACCGGGCCCGGTGCAACCTGCTCGGCCGGAGGATCTGTGCCGCCCTGGCCAAGCGGTCCGGGCCAATTGGCGGCGCTGAGCTCACTGCCCTGCGCGACGCGATCGCCCTGCAGCTGGCGTTGAGCTCATGAGCCCAGGCCGGGTGAAGGTCGAGTACCTGCCACCGGAGTTGGCCCGGAAGATCGTCGCTCGGGCCGGTCGTCAGCAGCGGGTTCGGGGAAGTACCCGCGACGACGACCGGTCCGAGCGGTGGCAGTGCCATAACTGCGGGGCGGTGTTTAGGTCGTGGTCGGCGGCGGAACGTCACGCCAACCAGCCCGGTCACCGCCGGATCGGGTTCCTTCTGTGACCGACGTCAAACCCTTGCGAACGACCGGGCAGGGCCTGCACGACGCCAGAGTCAGCCGGTCCCGCGGTCAGTACGTGCGCGTCATACCGCGGTGGTGCATCCACTGCCGCCGCGATGCCCCGCCCACGCTGGCTGTACTGCTCGGACGAATGCTCAGCAGCGTCGAGGACCGAGAAACGATGATGGGGGTGAAAGGTGGATCGGCCGATCATGGTCACCGTGCCGCTTGGCGCCGCCCAGCTTCTGGTCGAGATGGCCGAGGAACTGGCCGAGCTGTCCGAGGGCGAATCGGAGGCGGTCGACGATGTCAGGCACCGCATCGGGCGGGCCATCCGACGGCAGGTCCCGCGGTGAGCTGGCAGGCGGCTCGGGCCGCGCTGGATATCGACTCGATCAACCCGACGGCGAAGTTCGTGCTGGTGGCGTTGTGTCTGCGGGCTGGTGCTGATGGGCGGGCGTGGCCGTCGGTGGCGACCATCGCGACGGATACCGGGCTCGGTGAGAGCACCGTCCGCCGGGCGCTTGGTCAACTTCACAAAGAGGGACAGATCGCCCTTATCCACAGGCCGGGGAGGTCGTCGGTGATGTCGGTGACCCCGCTCGCTCCGAGCGGGGTACCCTGCTCGCTCCGAGACCCCACCCCGCTCGCTGCGAGCAAGAACCCCGCTCGCTCCGAGCGCCAGAAGTATAAGGAAGAGATCAAGGAAGTAGCGGAGCCCGCCTCGCCCGCGTTGCGGTCGGGCTCCGCTAGCAACGGCAACGGCCGCGCTCCCGGTGCGCCTGTGGACAAGGCGGTATGGGTCGAACTGGCCGACGGCACCGTGAAGCGGGCGCCATGACCGACCGCCACGGCGACGACCGGTCCCTGTTCGAGGAGTACGAACCCGAGGCGAAGGCCGATCTTCGTGAGGTGATGTTCGCCATCTGCCGGGAATCGTTGGCCGACGCGGTGGGCCGGTTCAAGGAGCGCCAGGCCGAGGTCGACGCTGCCCGCTACCGCCATCCCGCTGGAGGCTCGGACCGGTGAGCGCCGATAGTAGGTCTTATGTCAAGTGCCACGCCTTCCGCTGCATGGACCCGGCAACCATCCGCTTGCAGTTCGGCAACGACTACAGCTATCAGGACAAGTGGACAGCCGGACTGGACTACTGCCAACGGTGCGGGATGCGCCTAGCCGACCAGTGGATCGAGCAAGGGCTGCGAATCCTCGTCACGGATCTTGAGTGCGACGAGTGTGGTGAGTTGGTACCGCCGCTCGAACTTTGGCAGCAAGTTGTAGAGGGCG